TTCGGTATCTATGCCGAAGGCGTCTCCACGGTCCCTGTCCTGAACTCGGCCAGTCAGGCAACCCTGTTCGTCTTCGACCCGGGCGGCAACGTCATCAACTACTCGGGTGACAGTGATGTCTTTATCGACTACGACGATTCGACGGGGACGGTTCGGATCAACGGCTCGATCACTTTCGAGCTGACCGGCACCAATGGCGTGGTCGCCTATGCGGAGTTGGCTAACAGCACAGGTGCGACCTGGCAGACAGCGAGCAGCATGTGGGTTCGCTATATCGGACCCAGCGAACTGGTTGAGGTGGTCTGATGCCGACTACGCCGAACTATGCGATTCCCTACCCATGCTCGGGTGATGTCATTGATCCGGACGTGTTCGCGGCCTGGGCGCAGGGGATTGATGCGGCTATCGCTGACGTGGATCTGCTGGCCTCGCAGGCTTCGACGCGCCCCAGCCTGTCGGTGCGGACAGCGGCCGGCGGACAAGCCATTGCCACGGGTGTTGCCACAGACCTGACTTTCACCGCACTGATCTTCGGCGAGGGGGTCAGTTTCACGGCTCCGTCGACCACGGTAACGATTACTGAAGCTGGCCTGTATCGAGTCACGGGTCAGATGACGAACCCGGTGAACGTGACCACGGTGACAAGGTTCCGAATCATTGTGAACGCCTCCACGGGCCGGCGGGTGTCGCGCAACACGGCATTCACTACGCCGAGGGTCAGTGGCCTACCGATCCAGGCCAGTGGACTTTTCGTGGCCCCCGTGGGTACGACCTTCACCGTCAATGCCCAATGGGTTGGCACGGGCGGGCCGATGAGCATTGCCGGAATGTTGAACCTGACCAAGATCTGTGACCTGTGAGGTGAGCCGTGCCTACTAATCTGCCCGACCAGAACTGGACTGTGCCCGCAGGTGCGGACCTGGCCGACAACCCACTTGCGTTCACCGACTTTGCCGCCGATGTCCTGGCCACGGTGGTGCTGCGCTACCCGAATGTCGCTACCCGTGACGCGTTCAATGCTGGTCGGGTCGCCGGGGACATCAGCTTCACCACGGGTGATACCTGGTATTCGCGGTGGACAGGTACCAAGTGGCTGCCCGTTACTCCGCTGCAGGTGTATAAGTCGGCCACCCAGACAGTCAACAACTCCACGGCCCTGGTCAATGATGCCGAGCTGGTTGTCGCCTTCCCAGCCACGAATGCGATCTCGACACGGTGGGGATTCGAGGCTTTCGTGTCGTATTCGTCGTCGACTGTTGCCGACTTTAAGGCAGCCTTCGCCGGCACGAACGTGACGGGCCTGAACTACGCCCCAATCGCCCTGGCCACCTCAGCTGGTGGCACTACCGGTGATGTCATTACCCAGGGCACTACGGCACTGGGTACCGCCATTCAGATTGGTGGCTCGGGTGGCATGGCCGTAGCCCTGCTGACGGGCTCCATCGTGTCCAACGGCAGTGCGGGCACCCTGACCCTGCAGTGGGCCCAGAACACCCTTGAGGTGTCCAATACGCAGGTGTTCCTGGGGTCCTGGCTGCGACTGACGGCGATCTCCTAATGGCCGACCTGTCCGCTGTCATCCAAACCGCAGCCGGCCAGCCTTCGTCGGTGCGGATCGGGGTCATCACCTCAACGGCCCCAGTGACCGTGAACGTGCAGGGTGCGCTGTTCGTCGGGGTCGGGGTGCTGTCCTCCTATACCCCTGTCGTGAACCATGTCGTGGCGCTGCTGGGGCAGTCGACGTCTTCTGGCACTGACCCGACGTCTTGGCTGGTGCTGGGGCAGATCATCCCCACGTAGGGGACAAAACGGGCTTAATTGGTTAAGATCGCCACATGGTTGCTGAAGATGACGTCACGCACTGGGATGAGGACGACAACCCTGAGTCCCTGATCGGCGAGGATGCGCCTGACGAGTTGGAGGCCGGCAATGGCGAGCTGGTATGAGGCACCTTCGCTCGGTCGCCTCAAGCAGGCAGTTGATCTTCGCTGGCCCGGACGGGATCGTCGCTCTGACGGTTCCATTGGAGACAGCGCCCACCAGGCCCGGACGTCGGACCACAACCCGGATCGAGCTACCGGGGTCGTGCGTGCTCGTGATCTGGATAAAGACGGTCTACATGTCCCCACGGTCCTGGCAGCTGCGTTTCTGCATCCGTCGGTCTCTTACGTGATCCACAACCGTAAGATCTACCACGCTGACCGCAAGTTCAAGCCGGCCAAGTACACGGGCACCAATCCGCACACTGGCCACATCCACATCTCCATCTTCAAGACGAAGACGGCCGAGAACTCGAAGGTGGCGTGGGCTCCAGTGTCGTCGGCTTTCAAGTGGCCCGAGCTGAAGTTGGGCAACTCCGGGGTGGCGGTACGTCAGCTGCAGGCGTACCTGAATGGCTTTGGTGCTGCTCTGGCTGTTGACGGCCAGTTCGGTGCTGGGACACGATCAGCTGTGCTGGCCTTCCAGCGCGCCAAGAAGCTTGATGTCGATGGCGTGGTTGGCCCGCAGACTTCGAAGGCTTTGCGTACCCGATAGGAGTTCAGATGGCCAGGACACTAGTCCCTGTCAAGCGAGTGTCCCGGTTTGCTGTCGATCCGGTTACCACAGCCAACGACCAGGTTGGCGATGTCGTCAACGGGAACTACTTCATCAATGACGGCGGGACTCTGTTGTGGGTGAGTAACCCGACGGCCGGCGTGGAGACGGTCTCCATTGTCGTGGTGGAAACAGTCGAGTTCATGACGACTGGACCAGTGGTCATCAACATCGCCGCCAACACTTTGGTGGCCTTGGTTGGCCCGTTCCCTACGTCTATCTACTCCAACGTGCTGGAGTTCGACGTTTCGGATGCGACCATGCAGGTTGCTGCCTTTTCGTTGATCTGAGCACCCAATTGGATGATCATGGGGTTATGACTATGCCGGCAACTGAGGACACCGACATCCCCACACTCAAAGAACTATTCCGTACCATGACGGACTTCCGCGAGGAGTGGCGGGCCGACAAAGCTCAGATGGTCCGTAAGGACGTGCATGGCGTGGAGCATGAGGCCCTGATTGCCCGACTGGCCCGGACCGAATCCGACCTGAAGATCTTGCAGTCATCGGAGGCTGAGCGCGAGAAGGAACGGGCCACCCTGCGCAATCAGATGTATGTGGCCCTGCTTGGCGCTGCCCTGTCCCTGGTAACGGCTCTACTTGTGGCGATGGTGAAGTGATGAGACTCTGGACCGCTATCCTCGCCGGCCTACAGATTGTCGCAGCTGGTTCAGTGTTGACTGAAATGTTCCCCACTACTTGGGTGGGTCTGTTCTCCCTGCTGGTAGCAGGTGCTCAGGGTGGGACGATCTTCTACATGAAGTCTGAGCAGCCACATCAGGCTCAGCACAGTGTTGATACCGTAGATAAATGACATGTCTAGCCGCGCATGTGACGTCATGCACGATCGGTATCACTGCCAACAAGATCATTCGGGGGTATTGCCCGAGGCACTACATCCTGTGCGCTGAGGGAAAGTTACCTGGATTCAAGCTTCTACCTCGCCGTGGCTCGCTCAAGAGAACCACAGAACACCCCCTTGAGCTGCGCGGAATAGACAAGCGCGGCTACGCCTGGATCAGACTCAAGCCGGACGGAATCCAGGTGCCTGAACATCGTTATGTCATGGAACAGACTCTTGGGCGCGAGCTAAGAAAGGGCGAGTCCGTGCATCACCTCAATGGTCGACGGGACGACAACCATCCCAACAACCTGGAACTCTGGGTTGTCGCACCTCGATCCGGGATCAGGGCCTCGCAGGCGCGCTGTCCCCATTGTCACAAGCTCTGGCAACCATCTACAGTCGCCCTGGGGGAGTGAGAGATGGCCGGGGTCACCCGTATATACGTCTACCGGTTTACGCCCCCCAGCGACCCGCTCACCCTGGCCACGGCTATCCATGCGGCGGCCCAGGTGCTCGTCAAGCACAACAAGCATGTCGAGAAGGTCGACACCGCCCGAGAGGGTGAGGACATGTTGCTGCGGGTCACCGTCAAGGGCCACGACCAGTGGTGGATCAAGAAGCATGTCGTCTACCCCGTCGCCGGCCTCATGGCCAAGGTGGGGATCAAGGTCAAGACGCTGACACTTGTCGCCGTAGAGCGCCCACCGGACTCCAGGTCGACCAGGCCCAGGGCATCCGACGGCAGGTCAAGGCCCCTGCACCCCGACGAGATGATCCCCCACGAAGGCATCGAGGTATAGCAAAGGCCCCCGGGACATTCCGAATCCCAGGGGCCTTGCCTTGCTCAACTCTGCGTGGAGTCGGCCTTCCACCACTCACGAAAGTCCGGCCCCGTGTTGAGCAGCATGTTGCGGCACTTGCCGATCTTGTGCCGATCCTTGATGCACAGCTCACCCGTCACCGGATTGACGTCGGCGCACTTCTCCTTGCCAACCTGCTCGCGAACCGCATCCATGAGCTTGTCCAGCTCGGATGCGACCTCGTCCTCGAAGTCAGTCCCCGCCGTCAGATCCTTCATCTGCTCGACGGTCTCCTCCACCGAAGCGCCCTGATCCACGCGGGCCCTCAGCAAAGCCAGGCGCTGCTGCATCCCCGGCTGGGACTTCTGGCGAACCACGATCTCGAAACCCATGCCGTTGACAGCGTCGAGGATGGTCTTGATCCTGGCCCCGTCCTGCTCGCCTTGGATGTAGCGGTTCAGGGTGCGTGAGCCGATGATCTTCGCGAGGCGTTCAAGGTTCCAGCGCTTCATGCGCATGATGGCCCCGAGCATCTTCTGCACGTCAGCGTCAGTGACGAGGACCCATTCGGGCTTCGGGGGGACGGGCTTGTCCTTCACCACTTGACGACCTCCTTGAAGCCCTCAGGGATCGCCACGACGGACCAGCGAACAGGCCTGGGGGCCTTGACCGTCTCCATCTTCGCGTCCTTGAGCCAGGCGTTGTACACCCGGCACAGGGCATCGAGCTGGTCCACGGAGTCCAGGTCACCCTTCTCGACCCGCGACAGCCGGTTGATCAGGGCCATGATCGGGTAGCCCATCTGCGGGAACTCGGGCTCCACGGTCAGTTCGTGGAAGAACTTCTCCCGCAGATCCTTGTCGATGCCCGACAGGATGACCCAGAACAGGCCGTAGGTGGCGACGGTGATGCCAGGACGCAGGGCGTAGTAGTTCAGGGCCCGCTGTGCGGCCTGCTCGAAGGTGATCTCGAACTTGGCCTCGATCAGCTCCTTGATCGCATCCTTCTGCGCGTTGGACGGTGAGGATGCCAGGAACGGGGTCAGCGCAACCCGGGCAACGTTACGTTTGCCGTAGCAGCCGTGGTACCAGTGCCAGGAGCGGTTGACGATCGAGGCGACGGCGGTGTGGTTCTTGATGTCGCGCATCTTGATGATGTCGGCGTAGGAACGCTTACGGCCGCCGTCGATGGCAGCGACGACATCGGGGTCCAGGCCCCTGATGACCAGCAGGACCTGTGCTTCTCCGGACTCCGCGATGGCGGTCAGGCGGTGCTGGCCGTCGATGAGGAAGTTGCGGTTGTCGAAGCGGATCGGGTCACCGGCGAACATCCAGTCCCCGGTGACCATGTCGGAGGCGTAGCCCTCGTAGGTCGTCTCGGACAGGGTGCGCTGGTTGGGCATGTTCTGCTTGAGCCAGGTGCGTGCGGTCTCGGAGTCCACCTTGACCAGGTGGATATCCACACCTGGCAGGTCGTCGTGTGTGAGCATGGTTCCCTTCCCGGAAACAAGTGTCTTGAGCGTTGTGCAGCTTACCTAGCAATTATTATATGGAACTAGTGATGCTGTCAAGCGGCCCGGATATACCAGGGGTGCTCCTTGTAGCTGTCGTACCAGCCGTCCATCTTCAGACCCCGCTCCCCCAGCGCCTCGATGATCAGACGGATCGACTTGTATCCCATCTGGCGCAGGTCGTAGACGTCCCGCCAGTCCATGGCCACCAGCTGTCCGATGGTGTCGATGCCGTTGCGACGCAGGGTGTTCAGGGCCTGAGTCGGCAGGTCCAGGTCAAGGACCGACAACTCAAGCTGATTGATCTCCATAAGATTCTCTCCTCCTTGAGGGGGTGGGGATGCCCGCCTCGGACAGGCACCCCCACGATCTTGCTACTGCTGAATGATCAGGTTGTCGTCCGCACCGATGATCATCTTGCAGTTCGGATTGTTGCCGCAGGCCTTGACGGCTTCCAGGTCCATCTGAGCCAGCTGCAGCTTCACCCAGGCCGTGTTGTTGTACAGCTCCCGGATCTTGTTCGCTGCGTCGATCTTGCCCTGAGCCTCAGCCAGAGCGGCCGCAGCCTCACCCTTGGCCCGAGCGACCTGGGCAGCAGCCTCCTCGGTAGCCTTCTGCTTGGCGTTACGGGCCTCCTGGATGCCCGGATCGAAGTAGTCGATGTCCAGGATGGCGAACTCCAGCGGCGGGCACTCCGGCTTGCTCCGGTCGAACGAGGGCCCGCAGAAGTAGTTGCCGCCGGCCAGCCGATTCAGTTCGGTGGCCAGCTGGGTCGAGATCGCCGCCTGGGCTGTCGTCTGGACACCATCGAGGTTGCCGACGAGCTGATCGGCCGTGTACAGCCGGATCGCATCACGGGTGATCTTCTGCAAGGCCGGGACCAGGTTGTCCAGCAGCATCTTGCGCCAACCCTCTTCGGTGTCGGCCCCGTAGCGCCGGCCCGTGTTCTCCCAGAACGGCTTGATCTGCCCGCCCGAGTCGTCGCAGTACGTGTTGAGCTTGAACTTCGTCTGCGACCAGACCTTCACCTGCACGCCAGAGGGCTGACCCTCCTCGGGCTTGGCCGAGACCACGACAGCCTCGTTCGAGTCTGCACTCGGATCGGGCGAGATGGTCCACGTCCGGGCCGACGTCGGCAGGTAGATGATCGAGTTGTTCCACTCGTAGTCGTCGGTCTGTCCCGACTTCGTGCAGTGGTCGAACTGATTGCCATCCAGGCTGCCCTGGGCGTAGTAGAGCCCGACCTGGTCAGGATCGGTAGTGCTGGTGCAGGCCGTCAGACCCAGGACCAGCACAGAGACTGCAAGGACAGCCTTTGCTGTGCGCGAGCGGTTCACGATGCTCCCTTTTCTTCTTTCTTCCCAGGAAGATCAAGACCAGTGTCTTGATCGTGAGGCCCGCTAGGAGCAGCAGGCCCAAGGTGACCAGTCCGGCCACCCCGTAGATGATTACTCTGCCCATCAGAATGTCCCGTTCGCCAGCTTCTTACCCCAGGACCGGTAACGGGCATCAATCGCCCGGTGCTCCGGGGTGTCACCGAACTTGGCCAGGAACGCCTGACGCATCTCACCGTGGTCCTTGTTGACCCCACAGACACCGTTACAGTTGCAGACGAACTTCTCGCGGTGCCGGGTCTCGCCGGCATGGGTGATGGTAGCCATGAGTCTCCTCAGCTCAGGATCAGGACACGGGTCCCGATCGGCAGGTGGCGGTTGACTGACGTCGACTGAATGAAGACGTCGTAGTCCCCACCTCTGACGGGCTGCGGGCGAACCCGGGTGCTGTGCGGGGTCAGCCCCAGCAGGGCCTTGCATTCCTGACCGGTGTAGACCTGCTTGGTCTGCCGGTGGATCAGGGCGACCTTCTTGTGCGGGTCCCACTTCTCCGACTTGGTCAGCTCGTAGAACGTGGAGCCGGCGACGTAGGTCCGCCCGGTCTCTTGGATGAACGGCTGGATCTCGACGTGCTTGATGCCGTTGGGGTTCTTGCGGGTGATCGACTTCTTGGGGATCACGTACTGCAGGGTGGACGTCGAAGCCAAGGCCACCGGGACGATCATGAACTTGTCCGGACTCACCGCAACCAGGTTGGTCAAAGCAACCTGGGCAGCCGAGACGTTCTGGACATCAACGCCCTTGAATAGGGTCTTGCTGCCCCGAGTGCCCGTGGACCGGCCGGCATAGTAGGAGTCGGTCGCCTTGGCGATCTCGGTCTCCGCCTCAGCCAGGCCCTGTGCAGACACATCCCAGACCATGATGTTGTCCTTCGGGAAGCCGCACTTGAGGGCTTCCTTCTTGCACAGGATGTCAGGGACCAGGACGGCCAGGGTCCAGTTCTCCGGCTGGCCGTTGATCAGGGCAGCCATGCTCTCAGGACTGCGGTTCATGCTGTGGTTCTCGCCCCCGTCGGTGAGGACGAAGGTCAGGAAGGCGTGGTCGCCGTAGAGCTGAGCCGTCTTCGCCAGGTCGCTCTGGGAGGTCCGGGTCGCGTCCAGCAGGGCAGTCATGCCGCCATCGTGGTGGCCTTCCATGACGTTGATGCCGACGAGGCGCTTGACGTCCTTGTCGAAGATCACGCAATGCACGGAGTTGCCGAAGATGTAGACGGAGACGTGGGTCTCCTGGCCGGTGCGGGCGTCCAGGTCAGCGAGGTGCTTGATCTGGTTGGCGACAACCTTCTCGACCTGGCCCCGCAGCCGGCTCATGGACCCGGAGTCGTCGATGACGAATGCGACGTGGTTCAACAGCTGGTTAGCTCTCATGAACATACCTTCCCAGAACGGTACGACTTTCCAGAGGGGAGGGCGGGAGTCGAACCCGCAGCTGATCAAGCACCGGTTTCACCCCGGCTCCGCATTGCCGTCGCGGGCCTCCCCAAGGTGGGCTTTTCTGCCGACTTCAACGGCCAGGGGCCCACTTGACCCTGGTGCACTTCCGCCGGTAGCTGACCGACTTCCCGGTTAAACCCGGGCCAGGCTTGGAAGCTATCCCGCCTACATTCGTGCGCAGTGGGCTTACCCGGACTCGAACCGGGAACCGCCGGGTTTAAATCCGGCTGCTCTGCCTCTTGAGCTACGAGCCCTTAAACGGCATACATCGAGCCACAGGTATGCCAGCTGTGCCCTTTTCCCCTTGTCGGACGCTTGGAGAACCCCGACAAAGGTTCAGCTCAATCCTCCTGATCAATCAGACTGCGCTGGGCTGTCGTCGATCAGGTGGTCTAGTTCGCCCCGCTTCACCCGGTCAATCAGGTCCACGACCTCATCAGCTGTAGCCACCAGGTGCGATTCGGGGCTCAGGTCGGATGCGCTGATCATGAAGCATCCGGAAGGAAGCCTCTCGAAGGTGATGCAGGGGCTCATGTCAGTCGACCAGGAACTGGGAGCGGAAGAACTTGTCCCCGTGGTGGTTCAGGGAGCCCTTGTGGCTCAACGACACCCAGTCCGTGGGACGCATGGTGGTCGTCTGCCAGACCTGCTTGCCGACGATGGTCAGCATCCTCTCCTTGACCTGAGGGCCGAAGCCCATGTGGTCCCGCTCCTCCTCGGTCAGCTCGACCTCGATCAGGTCGGGCTCCTCCGGCTCATGGATGCGGAAGGTGTAGTCGTTGTCGGTGAGCCAGGTGATCAGCTCGTCGTTGTCCTCACCGGTCCACTGCAGGGCCTGAACCTGCTCGGGCCTGGCGTCGTAGGTCTTCATGGCCTTCCTTCCCTTGGAGTTGGCAGTGACCCGGGGGTACGGGAACGGGGAGACTCATACCCCCGGGTCACGTTAGTTGGTGCCGGCGCAGATGTGACAACCCACGAAAGGAGATGTGTGGGCTTCTGGCTCGGATGTCTCAACTGTTCGCCGCGATCTCGGAGCCATCTACCACCAGCTAGGTCTGGCTTGCCCACCAGTCGCATCTGGCTGGGTGGTGAGACACCCCGGGCGGGTAGATGTGGAACGTCCGATGCATCCCACTCCATGCGTGATCGCGTGGGAATGCTACTGAGTGAGCCATCAAAGCCGGCCACATCTTGTCTGACGCCGGCACCATGTTGGTCCCGACCAGGTGATTCATGTCTGATGAACTACCCCAGAGTGGAGAATAGGTCCCAAAGGCGCAAGATTCCCCTGCGCACCACAGCCTGGTCGGAAGTCTTAAGTTGTCAACTAACGCAACAGCTGACCAGGAGAATGGATAGATCGTGCATCTGTCTGTTGCCCCTGGTCAGCTTGGTCGGGATGGCAGGGTTCGAACCTGCACCTGACACCCCTCAGAGCAGGTGCCTGTCTTCCACTAGACCATCCCGGTTAGTTGTCAGGCCAGCCCCTCGACCAGCAAGCCCCCCGGCCGCTGCCTTCCCTCTGGCCTGACGATTAGAACGATACTCATGTGGAAGAACTTCTGTCAACCCCCGCCTGACCTGGGGTGATGACACCGTGCAGAGTCAGCAGCCGGATCACTTCCTCCCGGGGAATCCTGATCCCACCCGAGGGGGTCCGGATACAGAACACCTCATCCCGGCGAATCCAGGTGTACAGCGTCTTCGTGTTGAGCCGAAGCATGTCGGCCACCTCACGGGCCTTGTACAGCTCATACTTCAACTCAAACATCACGCCTCCCATAGCCTGCCCGTACCAGCAGATCGGACATCTGCCGCAAAGTGGTCACCACATAGTGCATATTAGGGTCTTTGACACTCTTTGGGGTGATTCGGACACATGAGTGAGTGCAGCCGCCAAGGTTGGCATTCTCATGGGCCAACTTCATGTAGCGGGCCAGGTCCCGGTTGATGGCATGGCCGGGCATGTCCTGAATCCAGAGCTTGCCCAACCATTCGCCGGCCTCGGTGCACACGGCCCGCAGGATCTGCTCAAACCCGACTGCCGTCGTGATCGCATACCAGTCACCCGTTCGGGTGACTCCGACCATCCGGGGCTTGGCTGCCACGAAGCCATGATCGGCCTTGGCGTTCTCGATCTCGACCTCAAGCTCGGACAACCAGCCCGACAGGGCATACTGCTGCTCAGCCTTGACCTCGACCACGATCCCGGGGATGCCCGTGATGTCCCCACGGTCCTTGCCACCCTGTAGGGCCAGGCGTTCGGCGTATCTAAAACCATTCTGATTCAGGTACGCCACAACTGCGCTCTCTGCGGCTGTGCCCTTCCTCTTGGGCTTGTTCATCTCACCCTCCGGTGCAGCCCGCGACCCAGTTGGTTGACGTACTGGGGAGTGATTCCAAACTGCAGGGCTAGATCACTTACCGAAGTACCCGATCCCTTACGTGTGCCCGGCACGTAAGTGGCGCGGATTTGCGCCACCTGTTCCGTAGATAGCTTGCAGTTAGCGTTCGCCGGCCCCGTAGCCCCACGGGCTCGACCGCGCATGACCTTGTCGCGAATGTTATCGACGGTTCGCCCAAGTCGAAGGTGAGCTACGTTTACGCAGGAAGGAACATCGCAGGCATGGCGCACAATCATTCCCTCCGGAATCGGGCCATGCGCGATCTCCCAGGAGGCCCTGTGGGTCTGATAGCGCCGACCCTCAAACGAGATCGACCCGTAGCCTCCGTCGGGATGGACGCACCCCATGTAGACCACGCAGCCCGTTCGGAGCTTGCGAGTGCGCGAAAACAGCCGGTCCCTGAATCTCTGAGACCGGCTGCCTGATTGCTTGGGAATGTTGACCATGACTCATCCTAGGACGGTCATGGCGTTTTGTCTTCAACTGGACAACGCGGCAATTCCGAAGAAAAGCAGGACCACAACGCCGGCCATCACCAGGCCCAGGAAGACACAGCAGGCCCGAAACAGCCAGGCCTCCCACCACTCCCACTTGTCGTCATCCATCCACACCCTCCTCGAACACCAGCGCACAGTCATAGGAGGCCAGCAGCTTTATCAACGACCTGACCGTGGGGAAAGCAACCCCGCGTTCCCAGGTCGACAGCTGTGACTGGTAGAAGCCGGCCCGCTCAGCAGCTACATCCTGCGCAAGGCCCTTGGCGTGCCGCAGGTCACGAAGGGTAGGCCCGAGGTTTTCGAGCCTACCCAGCTTCAGGCGCAGAACGGCCATCTACTTCACCAGCAGGGAACGCTTACGGTGCGGCTCCAGGGTCGCCGAGAACATGGCCCGCGCCTTGTCCTTGTCCAGCTGCTCCACCCACTGGTGGGTCGTGCACTCCCGGGCCTGCTCCGGGTTCTCCTGGGCCCACTGGGCGAAGGCAAAGTCGTCGGCCTTGCCGTAGGTCAGGACGGTGACGCCGTTGATCTGGGCCACCTCACGGTCGCCGATCTCAGCCCGCAGGTCATCCTTGAGCTTGGTGACGTAGGCGTTAAGGATCTTCTGGTCCGCCAGGGCCTTGTTGAGCGCCTGGACCTTGCTTTCCAGCCGGCTGATGTCGACGATCTTGTCCGGGTCGATTCGCTTAGCCATCTTGGCTCCCCTCTACCAGAGTTCTTGCTGATCAGGCAGGACCCTCGGAGGTCTCGGCCTGGATTCGTTACCTGCATGGACGGGACACAGGGTCACAGTCTGATCCACACCTGTGACAGTTTTACCCTCCCACAGGTGCCAGCCGGCTGCCCTGGCCCACTGGTCATCGACGAGTCGGCGAGCCAGCTGGGGGCGACTGCTTTTGCACCCTGGCGATGAACAGTGAATGTCCCCGAGAGCCTGCGCACTCATCCACACACTCCACGTAACGCCACAGGTTGCTCTGGGCACCACCGAGCCGGCCAAGCCAGGCTTCGATCTGCGCCAGATCTTCCTTCGTAGCGTACTGGCCCCGTGGCTTACCCAAAAGGGTAAGGATGAGGACGAGTGTCCCGATGGAGGCGATGACCGCGATCACCGCCAAGACCAGGGTCACCTCAGCCACGTGCCACCTGCAGCCCTGCGATGCGCTGCATCGTTGACAAACCATCGGTGCGGTGCCGGCCCGCCGGCTGACCTCGCTGAGCCAGTTTGGTGATCAGGGACCACACCCACAGGTCAAACCTGGTCGCCATGTCCATCATCTTCCTCGTCGTCTTCATCGTCGTCCTCCTCATCGGTGTCAGGGAAATCGTCGTACTCGACGGGCATCTCGGGTTCCAGCTTGTCCAGGACCGAGTTGACCAGCGAGATGATGGCCTCGTACTTCTCGTCCTCAGCGAAGTCATGGATGCGGACCAGCAGGTCCCACATGTCGCCCAGGCCGAAGCGGTCCGAGAAGGCTTCCAGGCCAAACTGGGTCTTCAGCTCCTCCCGGCGCACCGTGATCATGGTGAGCTGGTGTTCGAGGCGCTGGTTGTTGGCCTTCGTATGGCGCACCAACATGCTGTAGGCCCGGTCACTCTCCCCAGGCGCGGGGGCCACCGACTTGAGCTGCTGGTGGTTCATGTGCATTCGGCCCTTGACGATGTCGCGCCACAAGTGCAGGGCCCGCAGCCACAGCAGAGGATTCTCCGCCAGCCAGGCCTTCTCACCGGGCTCGCACCTGTGCAGCATCTCCGCCTTGGCTGCCTGGAACGCCCGGTCCAGTGGGGTGCCGATAGCTGGACGATACTTCGACGGCTTGGTGCCATCAGGGTTGCTCACGGGTTGTCCTTCCCAGTTCGATCCAGCATCAGGTTCAGGGCCGTCAGGGCGTCGGAGGGCTTCACGGGCTCACGGGTGGCAGCCACGATAGGGGTGTCGATCCGGGTCACCTCAACGGACCTCTCAGTTGGCCGCTCGGCCGGCTGCAGGAACTTGGCGACCTGTTCGAAGATGTGCGGATAGCGAGCCTTCAAGGCCTCACCTTCCAGCCGGTAGGCCCGCTCGTCCACACCCCGGAACTTGAGCACCGCAGACTGCAGCGTCTCGAACGCCGGCACCCCCACGATCTGCGCCTTCAGCGGGTCATAGCGGGCCAGGAAGAGACCTGACGTGCGCAGATACTCGAAGAAATCGTAGATGGCCTCGTTCTCCCAAAACTTGTCCGACATCTTCGCGTGCTCCGGGAACTCAGTCGACATTCAGCTGCCACCTCAACATCAGGGCCTGAGCCTTGGCGTACTTCATCGAAGCCAAGGTCGCGTACGTGTTGGCCATCGTCGCCATGTAGTAGACGTGATCAGCCTTGCCGTCTCCCATCGCCTTGAAGCTGTTCGTCCGGACATCAGTGGCCCGCTCGTGCTGGGGCAGTTGACGTCCCTTCTCCCTGCTGACCCTCTCGCGACCCTCGGTCTTCATGTTGCCGACATCCTCGAAGGCCTGTTC